AGGCGGCGATCTTCTGTTCTAAATCCATCACGGCACGCTCTTCATCACGCTACCCAGGCGATGCTGCCGAAGGTCGGCAATTCCCCGACGCCGGCGACGACGTTTGCCGTGGGTGCCACGAGCTGGTTGTCCGTTTCGCCGGCAGCGACCGAGATCGCTTCGCGCATGCGGCTCAAAAGTACGGTGCCCCCCACGGCGGAGTCGCGCGCGACGAGGTCGCGAAGCTCGGCTTCGACGGCCGCTTGCACGGCAGGCGTCGCCGGCACGATGCGCAACTGGAAAACGATCGGCAACGCGATAGGGGCAACGACGGTCACTTGCGCCGTAACCGGTCGCACCGTGTCGATGTAAGCCGCAACAGCCGCTACGTCGGCCGGCAGCGGGATCGGGTTCGGGCGGCCGTCCATCGCGAAGCGAAGCGTGACAGTGCCGAGCCCCAGCTCGCCCGGCGACACCCAGGCGCGCGTGACGCCCGCCACCTCAAGCGCCCAGGTGAGATAGTCGGCGCGCGCACCGCCTTGCGGCGGCGACTGGATGCGCGCCAGCAGGCGAGCGAGCAAAGACGCGTCGGTCTCAATCTCGGCCCCGCCAGCAAGACCGGGGGCCACCACGAGCGCTTCGCCGGACACCCCGGCGATGGGCGAGACAAAGCGCAGCTTGACGCCACCAGCAGCGTTAGCAACGGCTCCGGCGATGTCGGCGGTTAACGCCAGAGAGGCCGTGCCGCCCGCGATCGTTGCAACGGCCGTCGTGCGATACGAAGTACCGTCGCTGCGCACGAGAGCCGTCGCAGCCGGCACCACCGTGCCGTTTGTGCCGGTGACTGTCGCGGTTCCGACGGCAGACGTGGCGGGCTTGCGCGCAATCCCCCAGATCGACGCATGCCGCGCAAGCTCGGCCGCGTCGGCCGTGTCCGGCAGGATGTCGGCGCGCAGTACGTCGAGGAAGCCGTAGAGGCCGAACGCCGTACCCGCATGGGCGCGCAGCAACGCGGGCAGCACGCCCTGTGCCAGCAACGGCTCCGAGCCCGGCATGTTGGCTTCGATATCGCGCTCGGTGCGGCCGACCAGCTCGCTAAGGGTGGGGCGTTCGAACGGCATCAGCTCGCCCCCCCGCTTTGTCCAACGGCGTTCGGCAGGTTCCACACCTTCTCGAAGCGCAGACCGTCGGGCCGCCAGATCGCAATGGTGAGCACAAGCCAGCTCGTCCGTTCGGCTGCAGCCGACACGTCGATGCGGCGCGCGATCCCGTCCTCGAGGAGCCAGGCCAATGCCTCGCGCGCGTAAGCCTCGGCGCGCAGAAGCGTTTCGGGCGTAAGTTTCTCGCGCCGCAAGAGCCACAGGCGCGAACCAATGCTGCGGCGTTTGCCGTTCGCTTGTACAGGCGGGATCACGTCGCCCCAGAAGCCGCGACGATCGGCGAACACTTGCGGCGGCGTGACTTGGTCCCACGGTGCGCGCGCTTCGTCGGGCAAGCGGTCGCCGGGTTGGGCGCGCGCATCGGAGAACAGCGACACGACGACGGCCGACGCCAAACCGCCGTCGCTTTTGAGATCGCCGCTGTCGAGCAGCAGATCGCTTTGCAAGTTTTCGGAGTCGAAGGCGAGTGCCAGATCCATCACGGCACCCTTGGGGCAGCGATTGCAGCCGTCGCACCGGCAACGGCACCGATCGTCCAGCTGTCCACCTTGTCGGGCAGCGTCGCCGTACCGTGGCCGTTGCACTCGACGACGGTGCGCGTGGCCGAGCGCAGACGGGCTTCGCCGCCGGCATCGATCTCGATCTTGCCGGGCGCCGAGATTTTGACATTGCCGGCCGCGTCCATTTTGAAGAGCTGGCCGAAGCGCGCATAGACCGCGACCTCGCCCGGTGCGAGATCGCGCGGCCGTGCGGCCGGCGCGTGCACGACGATCACGATCGGATGGCCGGCCGAGCCGCCGAGCTCGGCATAGACCCCCTGCGGATTGTCGCCCGCGTGCGGGCTTGCCGCGAAGCCATAGGGCTCGAATTGTTCGACATCGTCGCGCACCGTGCCGGCACGCACTTGGACCTGAACTTTTCGAAAGCCGCCGGCTTCGTTGGCGACGGCGAGCAGCAGACAACGGCCGAGCATCGACGCCACGCGTGCTTGAAGGGTTGCGAGCAAGCTCATAGTGAAAGCGCCCCCTTGCGTTCGGGCATCGGCAACAGCTCGAATGCTTGGCGACGCGCGACCGAAATCGCGGTCCGGCTGCCTTGTTCATCCAAGCTGAAATCGACGCCGACGATCAGCATCTCTTCGTCGATGCCGACAAAGTCGTCGCGCACATGGACCATCGCATTCGGCCGCCACAGCGTGCCGGCGGCCGTCCAGCCCGGAACGGTGTAGGTGGCACGCCGACTCTTGCCGTAGCGCATGTTGGCTTCCCACTGTGCGCGCGTGGCGTACTGGGCTTCGTCGCCAGGCTCTTCGGCGATCACGATCAAAGGACGGTGACGGCCCATGCCGCGATCGCGCACAACGGCACTGGGCGACACGGTTTGCGTCGGCGCCTGCAGATCCACGGTCGGATGCTGCCCCTTCACGCGGTACTGGCTGAAACGCTGGCTGTCGTCGAATTCGCCGGATGCTTCGACTGCGTTCTGCCCAAGCACCAAAGCGGCGGGAGCTCGGCCCGTGCCCGCGCGCGTGAGCACCAGCCCGCCTTTGCCGTCGGCGACGCGCAGCAAGCCGCGATGCCGGCACAGCCGCTCGATGGCGGCCGCGACCGTTTCGCCGTCGGTTAGGCGGAAGGACTCGAAGGTCGCACCCGTGTCGGCCGACACGCCGACCTTGATGCCGAAAGGTGCGGCAAGTGCTGCGGCAATCGCTTCGAGTTTCTGGCTGCGCCATTCGCCGGGCTCGTGGTCGGCCGAGCAGTCGACCAGGTCGCCGGTCGCGTCGCGTCCCGTGAACTCGATGTCGTGGCTGCCGGCATCGTAGCGCACGCGCACCGCGTCGATGCTGCCGGTAATCACGGTCGCACCGCCGATGCTCAATCGCACCGCGTCGCCGGTGCGGATGCGTTTAGCGCCAGCGTCTTGCGGCCAACGCTCGCTTGCCGTAACGCTGAAACCGCCGGCGAGCGTTTCGATCGACGTGCGAATGCGGGCAGCCTTCCAGCCGCCGTAGCTCTGGCCTGCAACTGTCATCGTGAGCGTGGAGAATTCCGGCGCATCACTCATCGAGCAGCACCTCGATATCGCGCCCGCCGGGCACGAAGCCGGGATGGCGCACGCCGTTGCGCGCGGCGATCTCCGACGCGCGATCGAGCACCGTATCGGGATCGTCGCCGTAGAGCTGCCACGCCAACCGCAACGACGGCTGCGTGCTGGCGGGGCGAATGCTCGCAACGCGCGACAGGTCGCCCGCGCGCGCATTGAGATCGCGCGCCACCGCGTTGCGCAGTGCCGTCAATGCCGCCGCACTGCCGTCGTCGCCAAGGTCGGCCGCCCGCCGTGCAGCTGCCATCAGCCGCGCATTCAGATCGTCGCGATAGGCGAGCGCTTCTTCGCGGCTGGCGAATTCGTATTCCGGCACGCGCCGCGCCTCGGCCGCCAACGCGGCCCGGTCCACGAGCTCGGCCAGCGCCCGCTCGTTGCGCGCGGCCTGCGAACGTGTCGCCGTGGCGCCCGAAACGCTTTGCGCCTGACCCACCGTGCGCGGCGGCGTCGTCCAGCTTGCGCGCTGGCCGGAATAGGGCTCGTTCCAGCTGCGCAAGCTGCGGGCACCGGCAGCGGGATCGGTTTTCGAGTAGCCGAGCAAGCGCGCGATCGACGCGGTGCGGTTGGCGAGCTGGGCCGGGCGATCGACAAGATCGGCATAGTCGCCCAGCAACAGCGAAGAAAGGCTCGACATGCCGCCGCGTCCGCCGGTCCTTGCGCTGCGCAGCGTGCCTTCGGCAAAGCCAAGCGCATCGTCGCTCGCACCGAGCACGTCGCGGCCGATATCGAGCGTATCGCCATCAAAAGCGCCATCGAGCGAAATCGAGTTGCGCGAGTCCGCGAAGGCGCGCGTCGCGGATTGGCGCATGTCGGCCACGCGGTCGCGCAGCCGTTCGCGCACGATGCTTTGCCCCTTGGTCGAGACGGCCTGCGAATACTCGATGCGCGCGGGCTCGATCGCAGCATCGGCCGCCTCGCGCACGGCAACGCCCGTATCCTGCACGGCGGCCGGATAGACGTTGTCGGCCGCTTCGAAAAACTGCAGCGTGAATTTGGCAGCACCGCGCTCGCGCGCATTGAAAACGCGCTTCGCCGATAGGCAAACGACCCGCATCAGCCCGAGCCACGGATGCACGAGCTCGCCGGGACCTTGTCGGCTGCACGCCTCGTAGAGCTTCTTGGCGTCGTCGAGCCAGTTGGAACCCGTCACGATCGCTTCGATTTCGAACGGTTCTTGTCTGCGGCCGAGATCCTCGGCGTAGGCTTCGTCGCGCTGCGGATAGCGATGGATGGCAAGGCGCCGTCCGGTTTCGTCGCTCGCTTGGAGCGCGCATTCGAACGGCACGCCGCGGAACGATCCGGTCTGGAGCGTGTTTGAAATGCTCCCGGTCATGGCGTCTTCCTCACGGCATCACCATCGTGGCGCCAAGATCGAGCCGGAGCTCGACGCCGCCGCTGCTTTGCATTCTCTCGACGCGCGCGCGGTCGGTGTCGCCTTCGAGGCGGATCACGATCTGCCCGTCCACGGCCTGCGTTGGGTTGGCGAGCTTCTGCAAACTGCCGCCGTTTGCCGACAGGCTCGCCGCCGGCGCCTGGCCAGCCGTGAGTGCTTTGGCGGGTGCTGCAGCCGCGACACCGGACAAGACATTCGCCGCCGGTGCCGCAAGCCCCAGCGACTTGCGCAAGCTCTCGGGCAGCAGCGAGGTAAGCCCTTTGACGCTCGTGACGATGCGGCCGAACGTCGCGTCGAAGAGATTGCCGAGCCATTCGAAGGCCGCACCCAGCGAGCTCTTGACCGACGCGGCCACGCGGTCGAAGACCTCCATCAGCGGATCCCAATA